ATCCTTCCAGCGTGATATAACTTTTAGTCCCACAACACCAAACAGGACTATCACCAAAACGCAAAACCAAATCCAATCCCGGATTAAGCCTTTTATTAAAAGCCATGTTGCAACAATTAGGCATATAGGCTTGAAACCAATAATTTTTGAGGGCATAGACAAAATTCTTTTACCCAAAATTGCAAACAATTCCCGCCATGTATGCTCCCAGCTCGCTTTGTACGAAAAATCAATGTCGTTATCTTTCATCGCTCATTCCTCATTGCTCTTGCTTTAGGCGGCATGGATGCCGCTGTTTCCATTGCTTTAGGTGGAGTTTGCTACGCAAACTCCAACCTGTTAAAATTGCAGGGACGCAATTTTAACAGGCCATGTCCTCAAAAACTTCGCAGACTTTTTTAGCCTTCCAGTATGCTTCTTGGTAGTATGCTTTTGTTTTTCTTTCCGAACAAAAACACAATCTGCATTTTTTTGTTGACCCTTCATAAACTTTGCAATGAAGGCAATCACAGCAGTTCTTCTTCTTCTTTTTGTTCTTCCCTCTTTGCTCATTGCTCATTTGTCATGCCCCTATGTTGAAGTAATTGCTAAACTCAGTATCAAGGCCGTACCGTGTTTTCCCTTCCCTTGCCAATTTTTCAAGAGCTTCACGGTTTAACCCCCTGACAAGCACCTCGTACCCCTCTTTTTGATACCAGTCTGATACTTCGTAGATCTGCCGTATCCGTGCGTAAGGTTCCTGGGAATTCAAAATAACCCCATCACCGATAATCCCGGCAACATGGGTAGCAGTTCCGGCGGCGGCGTAACCGTCCCCATGCCGTTTGTCTTTTTTTGTTACATAGAACACCGCCCGAATATCGCCTTGCTTTGGGTTAATCATTGTGAACACCCGCTTTAATAAATCATCTGCGGTAGTTCTGATTAGTAACCCTGTTGCCGCATACAACGCCATGCACACAGCCCCCGAACAATCGGAAGTTTCTGGATTTTCTTTACCCCAACCGTAAGGACTGCCAAATTGTTTAAGTAAGAAATAAATAAACCGTTGCGCTTCATTCATATTTTCAAATTTCTTTTTTTCTTGTTCTGCCAATGCGTTCCACTTGACTGCCATTATTTGTTACCCCCATTCCTAAAGAAATTGACAATAATGCTAACGGCTAACGCCGCCGCTGAAATCAAAATGCTTATAACTGAAATACGCTCTTTGCTCCTTTCCCCCTCCTTTTTTTCCAGTTTTTCTACACGTCCGATGACGTGTTCCTTAAATTCTTTCATTTGCCCCTTCAGTTCCCGCATTTCACCTAACGTCTCGACAATTAATTGCCTGTCCTCATTTGTCATGTTTTTGCCCTCCTTCTTGTTCAAGAATTTTCCCCGCATTGTAAAACCTTTTTTTTCTCATTACCCATTGCTCATTCCTCATTGCTCTTTTATTTTGAACGCCGCTATAAAAGCCTTGTCTTTTTTGTACCTAAAAGAAAAAGCGTTTATTACCCCTTCCGTTTCATCATTCCTTATCGTTATTTTTACCTTCGCTCCCACCCTTGCGTGAAATAACGCCCGGTGTGTTTTTACCGTGTACTCCCGCCGATTTTGTAACCGTTCCTCTAGCTCACGCATAACCCAATCCTCATAATGAGCTATTTGTATATTTCCCCGCTGTATTGGATATTCAGAAAAGTAAGAACCTGTAACATTAAGTGCTACAGTTCCGTATTGATTGACAGCCTCAATATCCCTAATAAAGCATGAACGGTTAATGTCAAGGACAATCGGGCGGCCATAAATGGAAGCCCTGTATAAATCGCCGTCATTATCTTTGCTTAATGTGATAATTGCTTTATCATGGTTACTGGTTATGTCATAGTTGGAATACGAAAACGGCCCGCCGTCATATTCAAGGCGGCTTTCCGCTTCCCCTTGCGTGTCTATTTCGTCTGCATAAATAACATTCCGTTCTTTACCCTCAGCGTCTTTGACCTTGTATTTAGCTTCATACAGACCAGACTCAATTTCGCGGATTAACGGATACCTGAAAGGGTAATGCGCTTGCAGAAACTCATCGTAAAAAACAGGACTGTCGTCATAATGCCAAATTTCTTGCCTTGCAAGAGATACAGGCATATTAACTTTAAGGCGTACCGTATTCCTGTATAGTTCCGCTTTGTCTATTTTCCGCAGATAGAAAATGTCATTGCCGTAAAATGTATGCGATACTTCATCATCTAAAAGCTGTTCCGCTTGATATGGCGAATGGGCGAATACAAGGGGCTTTTCTATCGGACACTCTAAATGGCATCGGTAAGCAGTCGCAAGGCTTGACAGTTCTCCCCAAATATCACGGCGTAACTTAACATAGGGTAATGAAACAGGAATGGTAGAACAATCTATGTCATTTATACCCAATCCCGCCCTTTGTGCTATGCCGTGGACTAATGATTTATGCGGTTGTGATTTATCGCAGACCACCGAATACGCAAAAACAGCCGGAGCAGACCAATCCCTACTTTCGTCAGTTTTTCTCAGCTTTGCGGACAAATCCCGCAAGCTTATTAAAGCGTATCTCTTGCGCCCCGGCCCTCTGACATCCTGAATACCTTTATCGTCTATGTAAAAATTAAACCGCTGGAAATAAGGCAAACCCTCGCCTATGGAGAATGAAACTTTTACTTTAGTGCCGGAACCCAGGCCCGCCATGGATGGCGGTGTTACCATTGCTTTAGCTGGAGTTTGCGTAGCAAACTCCGTTGTTGGAAATTCGCATGGATGCGGATTTCCAACATAAATGCCTTGCGGATTATCCAGTAAAATTTCCCCTCTTGCCGTAGTGCCGCCAGCCGCTTCTTTCAATCCAAAAAAGTTCGCCTCTATAATGTCTTGCTCAAAGACGCTTTCAAAATGCCCGGCAACGTCAAATTCAATTTTTACCCTGATAGGCTTATTAGCGGTGTTTATAGCTTCTTGCAGGGCATTGTCTATCTCATAAAATCTCATGGTATGAATTCTCCTGTAGGGTTAAATATGTCAGTAGAAGCGGAACCCGAAATATAATATCTAAGCGGCCCGATAATCGTGTCAGCGGAGTTTATTTCCGTTTCATCAGAAACCAAAACCAGCATTTTTAACGTCATGCGAAATAAACCGTAATACTTGTATTCGTGTTTATCCCTAAGTAATTGAGCCGTGATTGTCATTTCTTCAATAACTTCTGGAATGTCCATTCCCTGATTTTTTTCACGCTTAATTAAAATTTCGCTTTTAGTACCGCCTTGCTTTTTTGACACAAGGGTAATGCCGTAAATGTTTTTGTATTCCTGTCCGTTTATCTTGTAGGCAACATAATCGCCCTTAAAGCGTTCCCCTTGCTCTCTTTCAAAAGCGTCATTATATGGGTATGCTCTTGCTGGATAATCACCGTCAATATCTAGTTTCAGTTTTATCGCTTCATCCCGCATTACCCGCAGTTCAAAGCCCTGGACACGGCAGCCCTCAAAAAGCCGCCGTTCGCTTTTCCTGTCCTGGACTAAATCAAAATGCTTTGTATCTTCCGTAGGAATTAAGTCAAAGCGATACAGGTACAAGTTCCTTGTCTCGGAAACGAATACAGGGTTATCCGCACCACCCATAGCAAGGTAAAGCAACAGCGGAGCTGTCCCTATTGTTAGAGGTGTTACCACACACCCTGTAACCCCGCCGATTTTTCGCAAGCCACGGCATACCCCATCCCCTTCTATCGAGGCTTCCTCTTGCAACAGGGTTACAGCTTCCCTGACAGTCTCATCGGAATAAGGTACGTCTATTTCCCAATGTTCAGTTTTTATGACAATGGAACAATCGCACCCATTAACCAGCATTACAATCTCCCGATGAAAATAAATCTATTTGCCGTAAGTTATAGTTAAACCACAAACATTCAGTACGTTTGTTTCCCGCCACGTCAGTCGATACATTAAGGCTTTTATTCCATTTTCCTAGATATTTGCTGTATAATTCATTTTCATATCCTGAAATTAAAACATCCGCTTTTAGGTTTATAATTATTTCAAGCAGTTGCCTGTGGTCGTCATTGCTCATTTCATGTTGGTATATTTTCTTGTGTTTCCTTGTTTCGCATACATAAGGCGGATCAAGGTACATCAACACATTATTTCGGTCATAGCTTTGTATTAGCTCCAGTGCGTTTTTATTTTCAATCTGGACATAATTACCCGGCCCGCATTTAAGCCTCTTGCTTGTTTCTCGCAGGGTGTCAGGCAATTTCTTATGAAAATAATCATGCCCCCCGGTCGCCTTGTCTATGTTCATCCGGATGCTGCTTTTATACCTATATGCCGAACCGATGGCGAACCACGCCCGAACAAGAAACCGCCTTGCCATTTCTATTTGGCAGTCGCTTTTTTCAAAAGCAAGCAAGTATTCATTCCGGCTCCATGCCGTATTCTCGACAAGGAAAACTAATTTTTCCGTGTTTTCCCTAATCTGGAAAAACAGGTTAGATACTTCACTGTCTATATCGTTTAGCGTTTCTATTTGCGATGGTTTTTTGGAAAAGAACACGCACCCCGAACCGAAAAACGGCTCTAAGTATGTCATGCTTTCATATCCCGCCGGAAAGTGCTGTATAACCCAGTGTGCGATAGAATTCTTGGAACCCGGATACTTCATTACAGTCATTCTGCAATACCCTCTACCGTTACACGCAATGCAATCACCATTTCCCAATCTTCCCCGCACCCTGGCTTTTTCGGCATGGTGTACTTTTTCCCGCTGATAACTGCCCTGTCCACAATGCCGCCCAATGTTGTATTTTCGCCTATCGCCTTGCATACGGCGGCGGCGTAACCGTAACAGTACAATTCGGTTTCTTGCGTTTCAGGCAGGGTAAAAGTTATAGCTACTGAATAAGCGTCCATGCGTATAATCCGTTCCTTTTCATTGCGCTCGCAACTAACAAGGGAAATTGCCGGAGCTACTATGTGTCTGTTTGCAAAAGCACTAAATTCGATAATAGGAACTAAAAACTCCCATTTGCTCAATATTTCATTTACCTGCCCTGATAATAGCTTTCTAATTGCGTCCAATATCCGAAGCTCAATCACATTTTCCAAACAACAATCTTCATTCCTCATTTCTCATTCCTCATTCCCTAAATCGTTTTCCGCCTATATGGTTCTAAAAGCTGTTTCACATTTAATGGCATGGACGGTTCAAAGTGTTCCCCATCCTTCCCGCCGCCCCGGACATTTCCGGTCATACCGACACGCCGCCCCTTGTAGCGGTTCATGTTCCAGCTTGCCAGTTCCAGACACGCCGCAGACAAATCTGCCGGAATAAGCCCCTCGCTATAGCCAGCCCAATAAACCGCCTTGATGGATGAAATCCCTGTTTGTCTTTGTATTGCACGAGAAAGAGAAAGCTTAAAAGGCAAATCGTAATCAGTACCGCATTCAGGAATGACGTTATAAAAATCCGGCTCTAGCAATTCCCCATTCCCTACTAAATAAACAGCCAGCACCCTGCTAACAGGGTATTCCCGCAGTTGTATTAGCAAATCCCCATCATAATCATTCCATTCAAAATGCTTTTCCCGCAGAAAATGCCGTTTACAGTATTGCTCAATAGCTTTGGTAGCAGTTTTAAGGCAAAAAGTGACTAGATTATCGTCCCGGTCATCTATACCCAACACGGTCTTGAAATCGGCCAACTTTATCAATGAATATATGCTTTTCTCGCTCATTTCCATTCCTCATTGACATTGTTTCCTGTTATTTCCATTATGTAATTGGGTATTTTGTGTCATTTTTTTATTTCAAAAAAAATAATTTTTGGCTTGAAGCAAAAGGTATTTATAGGCTTAGTTTGTAGGAAGTGTCAAAAAACTATAAAAATATGTTGGCAAAACTAAAGAAAAGAATTTTTAGCTAAAGGCTCGCGCCTCATCCCTTCAGTAGCAATTCAAGTTTTTTCGCGTTTATCGCCGCCTGGCTTTTGGCGTGGTTATTAAAAAACAGTTGTACTATTTTGGCTTGCCTTAACAAATGCTTAATCGGCTCCACAAACAGCTTTAGCTCATCGTCCGAGTAAAGGTAGTCATAACGTGTAACATTATCCCCTGAATACCATAGTTTAGCGTTTCTTCCGTGGAACCTCATATACGCTATGGGGCTTGTGATGATGTAATCGAGTATGGGGAGATTTCGTAACTTTGGGTTATCTGTTATACACCAGCCTACACCCCGCTGTCTAAGGGCATTGTAGACAATATCTTGTTGCCATTTCGCATTGCGAAGCTCTACAACTACCGGAATATCAGTCATCTCTTTTAGTAACAAATCCAGATAAACACGCTCGTCCTTCTCATAATGAAAGGATTCGGGGAATTGGACTAGCGCACACAACAAAAGATTGGCGTTCCGTAGCGGCTCAAGAGCTCGCTTGAATTCAGAGACTAAAGGCTGGTACTGGCTTTTATCGGTGGCATGGGTTAAATCCTGAAAACCTTTAATTGTGAACTTAACCTTACCACCCGACCTGTCAATCATTCTTTGTAATTGCTCGCTCGTTGGCATACGGTAATAGGTTGAGTTTATCTCTACAGAGTTAAACTGTGTTCCGTAGTATTCCAAAAATCTAGTTTGAGGAAGATCAGCAGGGTAAAACCCGCCCTTCCACTCTTTATAATCATAGCCCGATGTCCCAATCAATAACTCGCCCATTTTCAACACTCCCTTTTTTAATACACCCTCGGTATATCCTGTAGCCTTGTTGTATACCTCGGCGATAAATATTCCCGCTTCATCTCCCACGGCAAGGCTACACCCGCCGCCCCCTCATTCCTCATTCCTAATTCCTCATTCTTTCTTCTCTTTACCCCACAACCTAATTGCAATGTACCCCTTCCATACCGTTCATTGATATTGTCAAGGGCTTGCATCAGCGGTTCCAGACGCTTTACTTGCTCATGGTGATTGTCAAACAAATCATATTGCGGTTTGTCGTTTTTTTCCAATCCGGTCAAACCAATCATTACTTTACGGTACTTGTACCCAGGGCGATATATCCGTTTCAACAGTTCTATCGCCGTTTCTTGTATTTCCGGTAAGTATGCGCTTAAATACGGTAACTCTGCGCTACACTGGTTAAAGTATTGGTCTCCTTCGGAGAAAGCATTAGTCATCAAATAAACACTAACGAATTTACATGACAACTTTTCAACCCTAATACGCTTTACTGCTTCTTGCGTGTAGGAAGTCAAAGCCAAAATAATATCGTCCAAATCATAAACTGGCGATTGAGAGCTTCGTGAAACCATAACAACCTGTCTGTCGCTGCGTTCAACTTTACCGATTGCCGGAACCCCGCCTAATTCCCTAACTGTCCTATATCCGGTAATTGTCAAATGCTTTTTTGCTAAGTGTAACGGATAGTTTTTCAAACCTAATGCGGTAGTTATTCCATTTCGTTTTAGAAAAGCCGCCTTTGAAGGCCCGACCCCCCAAATATCCCCAACAGGATAATTGCCCAGCTCCTCATCTTGATTTAACTTATTCCAATCACAGACGCCACCCCGCTTTTTAGCCAGTTTGTTACACATTTTGGCTAAGGTTTTTGTGGGAGCCACGCCCACGGACACAGGTATCCCGGTTTCCATAGTAACCGCTTTTTTTATCGTTAAGGCGAGAGCAGAATAGTCCTCATTTTTCCAATCGGGAAAAAATAGAAAGCTCTCGTCAATGGAATACATTTCCACATCCGGCGTGAAACGGTTATAAATCAAGTTCATCCGATTGGACAGGTCGGCATACAAAGTATAGTTAGATGAAAAAATCACTACCCCGCTTTTCTCTAATTTGTTCTTGTTTTCAAAAAAGACATCCCCACGCTTAAAGCCCAGGGCTTTACACTCGGCGTTAAGGGCAATGATTATTCCATCGTTGTTTGATAAAACCGCTATTGGGCTTTTGGCAAGGTCAGGACGGTACACTCTTTCACAGGCGGCGTAAAATGAATTACCGTCAATGTGCATCAGCATTATTGTAAAACCTTATAGCAGCGGTTACTGTCCCGATTATTTCTGTTTCATCTTCTATGGGATATATTTCATCCCTCCCATCGGTGAAAGACGTTTTTTCCCTTTTCTTGACCAGCAAACGGCATAAAAACCGCCCTTCATGCCGTAGCATAACAAGAGCATTGGCTGTTGGCGTTATCGAACGGTCGATAACCAGCAATGTATCCCTAACAAGCCCCAGGGCTTCCATATCGCTACTATCTAGCCGAACATAAATTGTTGCCGGAGGGTTACGGATTAAGAGGCGGTTCAGGTCAATGGTTTGTTCTTCATAGCCCTGCGCTGGCGACGCAAAGCCTGTTGTTTTATCTGGCATTGTGTTTCCTTTCCCCTCATAATGTAATTATACTATACATTTGTATAGTGTCAATGAAATTGCATAAACTTGTGTTCTTAGAAAATGCTATATTTGCGAATTTACGCTATATATGGGGTAGGTTTAAGGCTGGTACGCTATGGTATTTTGTTTTCTACCTTCGGTTTCTAGGACATTTGCGCTGGGCTAATATATAATGTCAGGATTTATCATCTAAATCCTCTATTTTTTCTTCAATAAAGCGGCCTACTAAGCCGCTTATATCTCTTAAAGTAGCCTTTCGGAAATGTTTCATAGCATCAGACGGGGCTAACTCTTTTGAAAAAAGCTGAGGCGACTCTATTCCCAAAGCATTTGCCAGCTTTTCAATCATTTCTGGGGAAGGAAATTTCTTACTAATCTCAATCATCCCTATATAATGGGTGCTGGTATTCACTCTTTCTGCTAATTTTGCCTGCGACCAACCAAGAGCGTACCTATAGGCTTTTAAGTTATCAGCCAATACCTGTCTAATAAGTGTCATTTGCCAACTTTGAGTCCGTCTTTTACTTTATGCATAGGAAAACTCTTGACAAACTTCCTGATTGTGCATAATATTTATTCACTTATAGGGCATTATTGGTAAAACCTTATAAGACTGGTCAGAATATTTTTATTTTTTTAGTGGTTCCTTTAGGAAAAGGACATCGCTCGGTGTCAGCCACTAGTATTTATTGGATACCACTTAGTGATTGTCACCAAATTTGCAAGAAAAGCTAAAAAAGAATTGCATGGTGATGTCAACTTTTATGTAAAAAAAATATAAAAACCGTATTGTCCCACATGGGATGGTACTTATTTCATGATCTCCCTTTCTATTGGGAGATATTTTTTTGATAAGGAGTGCTTAATGGCACACAAACGCAATGCCCAGTGTCATTCGCTAAAGACCACTAAAGACCAACAACTAAGGAGCATTTTATGAGAAGGAACCCAATTCTAGCACTAACTCTTATTTTAGCAGTCTTATTTTTGCTGGTACTTGCAGGGTGCGATAGTGGCACAACAAATGGCGGCCAAAATGCAAGTCCGGGAACAACGCCCGGCACGAATCCGGCTCCTGTAACTCTTAGCCCTGCGTTAAGGGCAGTCCCAACAGCCGCATCCGCTTCATCTCCTGTTGTACTGGATTCGTATACAAATGGGACTAACAATTATTACTTAATTGATGTAGGATATGTCAGGAATATGTATGTTTCCACAATATTGGCGGCTGCTTATAATGGCATGACGCCTATATCGGTATCAAAGACGACCATAAGCACCAACACTATAACAGAAGCATTAACCGAAACAATTTCCGAAAGCATAATAATTTCTAACACTCAAACTGGCAAAGTCGGTATAGAAGCAGCCTGGAAAAAGACATTCCCCCTTGTTGGTACATTCTCCGCAAAAATAAAAGCTGAGTGGACAGGATCATGGACTAACACTAATTCATCTTCAAAATCGAAAGAGACATCAGTGGCAAGAACAGAATCGCTTGCTGAATCATATACTACCTCTGTTACTGTTGGGGAACACGGTGAACCAGCGGGGAATTACCGTTATGCTTTGTATGCTACTTCCGATGTTTATTTTATTATTTCCACAAGCCTTGACAATGACAAGTTATTAAGCTGGGATACAGCGGTTTGCGCTCGTGATAGTACATATACCCCCCATTGGGACTATTCTGCAGATGGTATCTTTGACAATTCCCCTGATGGCAAAGAGATAACATTTACAGAAGACTTTTACAAAAACCTGCCTAAGCCAACCAACACTGAACCGCCTGTTAATACTCCAACAACTATCGGAACTGATTTTAAGACTATTCGTACCGATACAATTAGAATAAGAGCAGGTTACATATTCGATAATCCAGCGGATGTTGTTAATTTTGATGTGTTTGGTTTTAATATAAACCAACTAAAACAGAATGGATATAAAACGGCCAGTTTTTATTTACAACTAAATATAAGAGAAATAGAAAACGGCAACCAACACCTGTTTCTTTATAGCTCGAAAAAAAACGCAGTCGAATACCTCTTATCTCAAGTATCTGTTGAACACTCAGCAGGGGTGAAAGATACCAACTGGTGGGTTCATTATGAGTGGGCAATAAAATTTGAGGACATATCTCTTGATAAATTTATAAACAACGAATTTATCATTGGGTATATGGCTGATGTGAATAATAAGGGCATAAGTTATGATTGGGAAAACAAGGACTTAAAAATCCAACTTGTTATTAAGAAGTAGGCGTGGAAAGGAACGCAATAGGTCTTTCATTTGGTTTTATCGTATGAATAAACTTTTTGTTTTTTTTAACTGTTTTCTGTTACTTTCTGCTGTATGCTGGGCAAGCGGAAATAAAGAGACAGACACAAAACCAACACCGCAAGCTCAACAGCAGCCAGATACCTCTGTACCTGTCAAACCTATGTACTGGACAGGTGACGGCGGAAAGGGAAAAATTCTTTCCATACGCAAACCCAGGGCAACTGGCCTTGCGGCGAATGAGGAAACAATTCCCGCACTGGTACAGGGTGAATTACACAATAACTTCTCCAACTATACCGCCATTTCAACATCTACCGAAGAAAGCCGTAACGAGCAGTATGCCGAACTGTTATCAGGCCATTATGATGACAACTCGAAAGCGGGTTGGGACCTTGGGCATTTGCCCGACCCTGATTATATCATAGAGGGAACAATTACCAAAACCGCCATTGGTTTCGCCTTACAAATCAACGTCACCAAAAGCGCCGACAAATCGACAGCGGCATCATATTCTGAAACCTGTACCTTTGATGAATTGCTCGATTTAAGAGCTGTGCGTCGCGCCTCTTTGTACTTGATGGAAAGAATGGGCGTCACGCCAACAGAACTGACAAGGACTGAACTTGCCCGTCCGGCGGTGTCAAACGAGTTAGCTGCCCTAAACGCCTTGGCAATGCGCGATACCGCCAGGACGGAGTTTGAAAGGATGTTGTACACCTACCAGGCCAACCAGCTTGACCCTAAATTGGCAGAAGCCGCCAGGCAGCTTGCGGCGTATCAGACGGAGATTTATAAAACGCCGGAATTAACCATTGCCATCCCAAATATAAAAACACCGGAAATCATTGTGCCGGAATTCAAAGCGCCGGAAATAAGGATGGTGGCAACCGGAAACATCGGAGCTGATGCTCGAAAACAGGTAGAACAATACAACGCTCAAAAGGAAGCCAGTAGCCTTAGGCAGGAATCCGGCAATAGAGCGGTAAAAGACATGCAGGATGCTTTTCTTGTCCAGTTCAGGGTTCAATCGGAAACCGTTAAAAAACAGCAGACGGATTTATTGGGACAGCGTGACAGGTTGCTGGAACAGCAAAAGGCCCTGCTTGCAAGACAGCGGCAAATGATAGCGCAATTGAGAGAAACCGAAAACTCTTATGACACCTTCTTTACGGAACACCCACCCTTTGAAATCATTTATGACCCGGCAGCAAAGCCTGCAGGAATCGCCAACCTTGAAAAAGGTACTATTGATATGGAATTTGCCATTACCACTGTCGGCACCCAGGCAATGGAAGTTATCCCGCTTATGCTCGCTGATTTTGAAAAGGGGCTTGCTGCCATAGCGCAGGGCTTGAAAGACATCAACACTGAATTAGATAAAATCGAATCGCTGCTTGCCTATGCGGAAGCGGAGGGGAATAACGCGCTGACACGGCTGGTAAACGACTATGCGGCGCAGACGGCGAAGGTGGAGGCGGCTGAAAACGACTATGCGGCTCAACTGGCGAAGCTGGACACGGAGCTGAAAACAACCGGCTACGCGCAGTTGGGGCGGGATTATGCGGTGCGGACGGATGCCCTCTATGCGGAAGGGCTTGCCCGACAATACGCTGTGCAGTTTACGGGGTATAACGCCGCCACGGACAAAACCCTGGGCGACACCTGGACTCTTACAAAATGGAACAAAGACGAGAGCCGCACTTTCGCTATACAAGCAAGGCTTGAAAACGATTCGGGAAAAACTATCGGTGTAGCTGCCGTAAATTTAACAAACCAGACATTCGCTAAGGCGTATACACAGCCATTGAGCGACAGCGCGTCTTGCTTGTTCCTTGGTGTTCCGGTGAACGATATAACCGATACGCTCAAGGTAGTCATACAACAGGTGAATGGCAAAGATGTTACCGTTGCGTCAAACTCGGGTTACATCAAAATTTCCCCGCTTGAAGCGAATGGCTACACAAAAGATGGGTGGAACATAGCTGGTTATGACAAAGACGGTTATGACAGGTATGGTTACATGAAAGACGGTTATACCAAAGCCGGGTACGACAGGTATGGTTATGACAAAGACGGTTATGGTAAAGACGGACGCAATCTAAACGGACTGACACGAGACCAGGTAAAGAAAAACGCACAGGAAGTCGCACGGCGAGCGCAACAAGCGCGGATAGATAATATGTGGGGGAAAAAAGGCCATGCTGGTTATTTTATAGGAATTGATATCAATCTACAGCCTTTGGGCGGGCTTCTTGAATTTGGGTTAGAAGGCGGCCCTAAATGGTTTACTGTCGATGCCGCTATCAGCGTAAGCGGCGGTAGTTTAACCGGTTTAAAAGTCGATGATAAAATGTTAGAAAAAGAACTTAACACCATTGATTGGCTCCCACCTTATATTTGGATTTTCAGAGCAGGCGCGGCAGTCCCTCTCAAATTTGAAAGGACCCGACTTAACATTGGCGGCGGCATTGAATGGCTGCTAATAGGTGCCTCAGGAACTGATGATTCTAATAAATGGATAACGAGAAATTTGGGCAACTTTTTTACTCCCTATTTGGGTGCAAGATTAGATTTTGGCTTGTCTAAAAAATGGATGCCGTTCATTGGTTACCGCTGTGAATTCATGCCTGCGGATAAATTTGAAACTTATTTCGGAGAGTCATCTTCCCTGCGCCATAGCCTATTTGTTGGGCTTGAGTGGTATAGGAACTTTTAGGTACGGCGGGGGTACTTTATAACAAATATTGGTCATTTGGAAAAATGTTAATAAACTACAAAGGAGCAAGAAATGAAGAAGGGATTAATTTTAACAGTAATGCTTGTGAGTGTATTGGCATTAGGTTATTCACAGAGCGCCTCTTGGGGTGTAACTAATGTAGCCACATGGAATGTAACTAATGTAGCCACATGGATAGAGGTAGTAAACGGAATCAGAAGTGGTGGTAATAATAAAAATTATTCAATCACTGTTACTGGCACTATTTCTATACCCCCGACTACTGCTAACGCTGATTATACATTTGGCTCTGTTACAAATACCAATATAACCATAGAAGGAAGCGGTACACTCTCCTTATCTAGTAATGGTGTCCTACTTAATATAGGCGCTGGGCAAACGGTCATTACTAAGGACGTTACATTGCGGGGCCGTTCTAATAATGGTGGATACTCAGTGGTTAGAGTTAGTGGTGGAGGCACATTTTATATGGAAGGAAAGGCATCAATATCAGGCAATATTATCGACGACAACGGTGGAGGTGTGTATCTTTCTAAAGGGGCAACCTTTATCATGAAGGGCAGCTCATCTGTCTCAGACAACACAGTCAGTGGAAGTAAACAGAATAAAAGTGGCGGCGGTGTTTATGTGGGTGACGCAACCTTCATTATGCAGGATAGCTCCACGGTATCGGGTAATATCAATAGCTCTTCATCTAGTGGTAGCGGTAACACTTCTGCTGGTGGTGGAGGAGTGTATGTAGGTGGAGATGGTACTTTCACAATGCGGGACAATGCATCAGTGTCGGGAAATTCCGCACCCAACAGTCCTTGTGGTGGAGTATACGTGGGTGGAAAATTTTCTTTGCAAGATAATGCCAAAATAACAAATAATACAAAACGTGGTGTGTACAATAGATATGGAGCCACCTTTATTATGCAGGGTGGCATGATTTCTAATAATACTGGTGGTGGTGTGTTGAATGACGGAACTTTCACTATGGAGGACGGTATAATCTCAGGTAATACAGCCGATGCTAATGGCAGGGGTGGTGGTGTTTACAACACAAGAAACTTCACCATGCGAAATGGTATAATTTCAGGTAACACCTCCCGCATCGGTGGCGGAGTACATGTTCAAGAAGGTCATTCTTTAGGATCCTATGCTTCATTTACTATGCATGGTGGAACTATTACAGGTAATATTGCCAACTATGGCAGTGGGATATATATTGACGGGAGATGTACCTTGCAGGGTACTGCCACGGTGTCTGGCAATAAATCCAACTGTCACGGTGGCGGTGTGTTTCTTATCTGTTCTTATGGTGACGCATTTCTTACAATGAAGGACAACGCCTCGATTTCTGGTAATACCGCCAGTGGTAACGGAGGTGGGTTGTACATCGGCAATGGTGGAATTGAGTTACAAGACAACGCCTTAATATCGGGCAACACCGCTATAGGCAACGGTGGCGGTATTTATTTCATTGGCAAATCTCTCGCCAAAACTGGCGGTGTTATCTATGGCGATGATGCGGATCAAAACCTTAAAAACATTGTTATTGGCGGGAGGGGCTACGCTGTTTATGAAGCAAAAAACGGCGGATGGAGAAATGCCACTGCTGGATTAACAATGAACACCAATTCTTATGGTTTTTGGTTGAATGAGGGGGAACCGATTACTACAAAATTTCCTTCAGACTTTGCAGGAGTATGGAAAAGGAATAATTTTAGCAACTTTCTGACTTTTACTGAGAATACCGTAAAATCAAGCAGTAGTGATTATGTGTGGGTTCTTACGCGCATTTCCGGCAATACATATACAATGAAACGTAGCGATACTGCCAGTACAATTACGATTGAAGTTAGATATAGGGAGAGTTTTGGTCCGGCTTGGGATAGTTACCCCGCTGCGCTTATTGTTAGCGGTGCTAGCGGAAGTGGTCAGGACAATTGGAATGGTAGTTGGGATTATCAGTAGCACACACACGGAGTACACGCTAGGTGTCCTACCGAACCGAAGGTAGTCACAATTTTTATATAAAGGAGTTATTAGTATGAACAGCAAATTCAAAATAATTATTTTCACCCTTGTGGCGTTAGTCGCCTTCTCAATGGCAGCCTGTACCGCCTCGGCGCAAACTATAAACAGTCCCGAAGCGCTTAAGGAATACCTCGATAAACAGCCAAGCAATACCCCTGACAAGCCAATAAGGATTTCTATGGCTGCTAATGACCTTATGCTTCCAAAAATCGCGGCTGTTCTAAGAGATACAGGCAAATATGTGAGCCTTAGCCTTTCCGGCAACGCCTTAACAAGCATTCCCGATTTTGCTTTCTTTGATATGGGTACAGAAGAAGGATGTATCACACTTACCGCAATAGTTATACCGAACAGCGTTACAAGTATTGGGATGGGAGCTTTTGCCATGTGTACCAGCCTTGCCAGTGTAACCATACCCAACAGCGTTAAAAGCATTGGGGTTGCGGCTTTTGCTGAGTGTACCAGCCTTGCCAATGTAACAATACCCAACAGCGTTACCAGCATTGAGGATAGGGCTTTTTACGAGTGTACCAGCCTTGCCAGCGTAGCCATACCCAACAGCGTTACCAGCATTGGAGTTGCTGCTTTTAGTGAATGCACCAGCCTTATCAGCGTTACAATACCTAACAGCGTTACCAGCATTGGGATTAGTGCTTTTGCCTTCTGTACTAAACTTACCAGCATAACGGTGGGCTCCGGTAATCCCAATTATGCAAGCGAAGGAGGTATACTTTACAACAAAGCTAAAACTGAAATAGTTGAAGTCCCAAAAGGAATAAGCGGCAATATAACCATACCAAACAGCATTACCAGCATTGAGGATTACGCTTTTTTGCAGTGCTCAAACCTTGTCAGCGTAACTATACCGGACAGCGTTACCAGCATTGGGGGGAATGCTTTTCAACAATGCACCAGCCTTGCCAGCGTAACCATACCGGACAGCGTTACTAGCATTGGGGAAGGCGCTTTTGGCAAATGTACCAGCCTTGCTGCTATTAATGTGAACTCCGGTAACAGATTATACAGTTCAGATAACGGAGTGTTGTATAACAAAGATAAAACCATATTAATTCAATTCCCGGGAGGGAAAACGGGCGCTTTTACTATACCGGATAGCGTTACCAGATTTGGAAAGGAAGCTTTTAATGCATGTATCAACCTTACCAGCGTAACTATACCTAACAGCGTCACCAGTATTGGATCTTGGCTTTTTACAGGTTGCCGTAGCCTTACCAGCGTAACCATCCCAAACAGCGTTACCAGCATTGGGGATGGCGCTTTTGCTAGTTGCCCCAGCCTTGCCAGTATAACCATACCGAACAGAGTTACCAGCATTGGGGAACGCGCTTTTTCCAGTTGCACCAGCCTTACCAGCGTGAAGTTTGAAGGCACAATTGCTTCACGCAACTTAGATAATTGGGCATTCGGTGTCGGTACAGGTGGCTATTCTGGCTACCTCGGCGATTTGCGTTCCAAGTACCTTGCGGGAGGCATAGGAACATATACAAGGCCAAACGTTGAGAGTACAACATGGACGAAGCAGTAGCAGTTGTAAAGTCTGAGTTGACACTAGGGTGTCAGACACTAAAATTCGTAAGTGTGAATTAACAAGCCTTCACTAAATATGGTGTTGGCTTCATACATTGACATTTTTCACTTTTTTCGCTATAACTAACTGATTCTACATTAAAGGACTTTTCGATGCCCAAATCACAGACCCCCTCAACCGTTCTTCAGTCTCTAATGGACGAGTATCAGCTAAACCCATTTTCACTTTCAAAAGAATTGCACCTTAGCAATTCCGCAGTTCGGCTACTTGTCATTGGAAAGGCTAATATATCAGTTTCCACAGCCCTGCGCCTTGCCAAGTTTTTCGGTCAGACCCCTGCCTATTGGCTTGACCTACAGCGTGAAGCAGACCTTAACGAAGCCTCAAAAGACAAGGAATTACAGGATATTCTAAAAGCCATACCCAAAGCAAAAAAACCAGCCGCCTCTAAAGAGGGAGCCGCTGAAAAGCCCAATAAATTGGGCAAAAAAACCACCATTACGACCGCCCCAAGAACCAGAAAAAGCCCTAAAAAGATTGTCAAGAAAAAGTAAGATATAGGTTATATTTTTCTAACTTGTTTTTCTTTCCTCTATCTTTTCAAACATTTCCTTCCTAAACACTTCCTCTGCGTCCAATACCGTCTTTTTCAAAAGTAAATCTCCATCCTCCATCTTTGACAATCTAACCATCAATTCTAAGGGCATATCCTTTATTTTCCCGATACAAGTGTCACCGTTTCGCATAAATCCAACTACTATTTTTGTAAGACTATTACTACATAGCATAGCCTCTGTGTCTACAAGCCATTCATCATCTACAATCCTTAGCATCTTTCCACCTTCAATTAAAATATCACATCTGCCTTTTTTTAGTAGCTGGTCTCTTTTCTCATTCCCCATTACCAATGAAAAAGCCGCCCGGCGTTGGGAGGCACACCGGACGGCAAAACTAGAAACGCTCCACTGAGAGAGCGATGGAGCCAAATTAAGAAGCTTTAGTTTTCAGAATGACCATATTATTTTTTGGTCTGGTTACAAGGAAACCGTCCCTCTTGCGGAACCGTAGGAACAATTCCCCATATTCCAGGCTTTCAGTAGTTGCGTCAAATTTTTTCAGTTCAATTCCCCGCCTGTTGCCATGTTGAATTCTTTTAGGATTACAAAAAATTGCAAACGCCTGGTCTTCTTCAATGTCAGCAATCTGTGGGAGAATTGAAACCTCATGATAAGGGTACAAATCCAAACGCCCCGGCATAGCCTCTGTAGGCCCACGCCAAATTGGGCGGCCATTTGTGTCCTGAATACTGGCGATATGATTTAAGACCGTCTCATTAAGGAACCAAGCGCAATCTTTGCGCTCCTCTGCCGGAACCCTGTAAACCGCATCTCTAAAATCTTTCCATGTCAGATCGTCAATGGAGTTTCCGGCTATCGTTACTTTCGTAACATCGGAACAAGCCATAGCCCCGGTGAACGGATCGCTATCGGCTAGTAAACACTGGCGGTCAAATTCCTGTCCATAGGTCTCCAAAAACTCATCCACGAACATAGCCCCCAAATCGGTGAAAACGTCTTCTTCAAATTCATCGAACCACGGAATAAAGCCAGCCAGAGTATAAGCTTTAAGTTCTACGCGCTCTGCCCCTCTCGGTTTGCTCCCCTCGATTTTTTGACCGTAAGCAGTCAACCAGTTAAGCTGGACGCCGCCTCTGTCTCTTGTGGGAAGGAAGATAGACGGCCCCATCATCGGGCGATGACGGACAAGGGGCATCATCACGGATTTTTTTGCAACCTCGGACATTATTTCAGTTTCATAAATCGGATTGATAAGATACTGGTCATTAGTTGCCATGTTGCCCATCGGCTCGCCGAGAACAGCCTTAGAAACCGTCCAACCCTTTTCGCTCCATGAAACCTCTTTTGGATTAGTCCAGTTATCGCTTTTCAGATTAGGGCTGAAAGACAAATCCGCTAATGCTTTATGGTTTCCTGTCCATGCCGCCGCAATCCCTTTTCCGAGATTGTAAAGAAGCTCACGCCTTGTAAGCTCTCTTGGACTTTTCGCTTGCCCCTTGATTTCTTCCCGCAGAACCTTGACCGTACTTTTAAGGGCTTCGACTTCACTTGTTTCCTGAACCGTGATAGTCTCAAGTGTTTTAACTATCCCCTCAAGAATTAACTCTTTTTCCTGAAAATACGCCGTTGCGGTTTCCGTGTTGGTAAATCCGGTCAACTCGATTTTCTTCATTGTGGCTAATTGTTTTTTAACCACATCCAATTGTTCATTACCCATATAATCTCCTTGCTAAAAATATTGGCGGCATGGATGCCGCTGTTTCCAAAGCTTTAGGTGAAGTTTTTTCGCAGAAAAAACTTCGATCTGAAAATCCGGCATGGATGCTGGATTTTCAGACTTCGTCCATCTTTTCACTCCTGTAAATTGTTTATTAAGCAATTCCAAAATGGGATTGCAGGATCGCTTTTTTCATTGCTCGCTGATTTTGCCAATGCATAAGGATTTGCCGGAACATTGCAGATTGAAAACTCCAATAGTTCTTGCTTGCGGAATATTAAGCTCGTTCCATCTTTGCTATCCTCTTTGGACGGTATTTCAATCTCTAAAGCACGGAACCCGACCGACCCAGCCCGGATAACCCCAGCCTTTACACGCTGTCCGATTGACCACCCGAAAGCGTCAAAAGATTTATCGTTAAAGAACACAACGCCATGAAGCCCATCACCGTCTACAGCAAGCCCCTCAATTTTCCCAATAGCGGGAATGTCGTAGCGGTGCGCCCACTCAACAACCGGATTTTCCATGAACCGCTTATAATCCCATCCCTGCGGATCTATCCGTTCACCAAAACGGTCAAGGTCAAATGTAGAAAGCGTCCACGGAAAGCCTTGACCCGCTTCCACTTCAGCCGTTAGGCGTAATGGTACAGACGCTATAAGCTCCACATTCCCCGATATTTTCTGTATTCCCGCCGCTTCTTTTTTCACGCCTAAAAAATCCAGCAATATACTTGAATTAGCCATTTGAAATTCCCCGCCCTTAGTTCTGATAATCATAAAATCTCCTTATAGCAAACTGCTTTAGGCGGCATAGACACCGCTGTAATAATGTTTTGCTCATTCCTCATTCCTCATTCCCTATTCCCTATTAGCTACCGCATAAACCTTTTTTTCTTTGTTGTTTGATATTTGGTATTTGTTATTTATTCTCTTGCTTATTACCGCCCATTCAGGAAGCTTAAAGTTATAAGGACGTTCGCGGTGAAACCTAATGTCCTCTTTTGTTACCAGTTCCAATTCCCACGCAATACTGACCATTTCTTCACGGTTATCTGCGTGAAAAATGTCATATAAACGATCAAGATGCCTATTCACAGTTTTCCTTGCAATATGCAGTTCTTCCCCTATTTCTTCCGACTTATAACCGCAACACAACAAAATTAAGCTTTCTTGCATCCGTTTAGTAAAAACTTTGTTTGTTGTATCCGGCCATTCCTCTTCGCTATCAATAATTTTCTTCACTTTCGGAGAGACGTATTTTCCTCCATCGCGCACTATCCGCAACCCATGATGAAACTCATCGTAGCCTTCCCACAAATCAACATACGATTTTGCCCCATGCCAAATAAACCACGGAGCAAGCCTCATAGGATAATCGCGCAACGATATTACAGCCATATTTTTGTCAGGAAACAGCTTGTGCATTTCCCCAACCATGTACGGAGTACCAGCTTGGTAAAAATCGCTTGCTATAATCAGCAAGCTCGGATCAACATTATTTATCACCATGTTAAGACCATCCAACCTCACCCCGGTCAATGTTACATTCTTAAAACCCAATTCCTTAAACCTCTGCTCCATCTGCGGAAATAAAATAATGGCTCTACTTACGACAAGCGTCCCCCCTGCCATTATTGCCTTCTCTAGTTCTTATCCTTGTTTTCATTCACTGGCGACAAATTTTTCGGCCTGTACCACACATCCCCCCAGGGCTTAGGCTCCTTGCCACGCTCTTTTAACACATCGTTAATTGTTTTAAGCCCTGCGTTTATCTCGGCTATGTCCCTCTTGCTCTGCGAGTCTTCGGACTCTTGCAACTCCGGTATGTCCCACAAATCAAAGACACCGCGCTCTTTAAGCCCAAACCTGATAAAAAATTGAGTTTCAATAATTTGTTCAAACTGTTTCAAAATTGGGATAAGCGTGTATTTCCAAAATGCGCTGTGCTGTTCGCTGGTATCTTTGCCGGATAATGCCGTTGACCTGTCAGAGATATTTGCCACTCTCGGCGGTATTCCGAATTTGGCGAGAATGGTGTAGAGGTTCCATTTTTTAAGCTCAAATAATTTTACGACATCAGGATTGAATGAAAGGGCTTCAAAACTTGTACCTTTACCCAATACCGCAATTTTTCTGCCAGCCTTTACCTGTCCGTATTTGCTTTCCCATCGCCGTTCCAATGCGTCAGCTTCTTCCGGCCTTAGCGTCTGTTCCGTTTTTAATAAGCCCTGGGGAATAGCATTATTCTTTAACAGTATGGAATTGGCTTTATTTGCGTAAAAATCCTGTTCCAATTCCAGAGCCAAAGAGACAAGGGGATTTACCCCACGGACAGGATTCCAGGGGTTAAATTCCCGAAAGTGTATAATCTCGTCAGAAAGTATAGGTATTAGTTCAGAAGCAGAATGATAAAACCAGCGTCGTGGCGCATTCCAAAATCCAAAATCAACCCCTCCCCTTAACTCTCCCTCATGCCTCATTTTTCTAGGGTCTAGTACATAAATCTCTTTTGGTATCCCGCCCGAATAATCCGGCCCGAACCACCAAAACGCTTCTCCCTCCAAATGCCACCAAGCTGCGGTCTCCTTCCACAGGTCAAAGCGGCTTTGGGTTATATTTGGTTTTTGGAATAGATTATAAATTACGCCGTCTGTAACATCGTTCCCGCCCTTCTTTATGCAAAAATCGGCGCGGGCGATATTGCGGATCAAAATGCCAATGGCAATGTTTACCCAAGCGTTGAATAGGTACGCATTCCCAACTTGCGGCTCTCCAAGAAAACTATCATTGAAGTCGCCAGCGGTCAAGTCAAACCCACCACCAGTTTCACCTATTGCCCCTTTGTTTCCCTGTTGGCTTATTTTTTGTCGCCTATTGGTAGGCAATAACCGCTTAAAGATATTCACGATAGGATCACTCCCTGCTGAATATCGCTGAAAACCGCATACCGCAGGGCGTCAATAAAATGGTCGTTGACCTTTACAATCTGCCCCGCCTCATCCCTGCAATAATCCCATATTTCAGAAAGCACCCCGGTACACTTTTCAGAAACATAAAATTGGCGGCGTTCAATTTTGGCGTTGATATAATCAATGCCACTGTCCACGCTGTTATTGGCTTTAGTGCCGCCTGTTATTTCCTGTATCCGTTCACCGCCAGCCGGATCGCAGTACACAGGAAGCCCCATACCGTCAGGACAATCCAACAATCCCCTTGCCGAAAGCTCCTCATTAAAACTTTGGGTAGTCATGTTGAACGCCCCATAATCGCCGATTACAAAAATCACATCGCCAAGCCAAGCAATTTTGACAAAAGTAATATTCAACCCAAAATCCTGCCCAGCGGCGTAGCGGTCAAAACGTTCGGGCAGTTCCGATGAACGCACAACCATTGACTCGTCAAACTTGTCGTAAATAACGCCCTCGGCCTTAACCTAAAGACCATCCCTAAACCTTGCCTTTTGTTTTTCAGGAAGCGTATCGAGAATGTCAGATATATAATCTTCCGGCAGATTAGCCTTGTTATCTTCAGGATTAAGCAACATTGATTGATACAGTTCTGGTTTCTCTAACTGTTCGCCGGAAAGGAATGTTTTTTTAAGAACAAAGATTTTATATGCCCAATGCAAAGGGCTGCCCGGATTGCAGTCGTAATAAAACAAATTCCTACAGCCTTTAATTCTCATAGCAAGCCGAGAGTAAGCCGTAGTAACCGCCGCATAGCTCAACTGCGATATTTCATTAAAATAAATCGTGTTGTACTCATGCCCTAAAATCTTGTCTGCCTGTTCTCTGTCTCCCAAGCCGCCAATCCAAATTTCCGAGCCATTAACAAGCGTTACCATGCTTTCATGTGCAAGGTATGTATACCCGCTTTTCCCAATGGTGTTATCGAGCCACGGCATCAGAGTTTCCCGCAGTACAGAAGAACGAGCGTCTTTAGCCCTGTAACGGCAAATCAAATGACGGCTTCCGGCATACTTCAAAGCCCTGTATATAATCGCCATAACCAGCACCGTAGTTTTCCCGCTTCGGCTACCGCCAAAAAGCAGAATGTGTTTAGCCCCGCCCTTTAACAACGCAAGGGCTTTTTTCTGTACCGCCGTTGGCTTAAATAAAACAGTCGTACCCATCACAGCCCTTCAAAGTCAGAAGTAAAAAATAGCTCACCTTGCTTTACACCGGAGTTTCGGCTTGCCGAAACTCCGAGACAATTTGCGTCAGCAAATTGTCCAGCTTCACGTTCCGCTTTAATCGCTGTTTGCACCCATTCAGGCAAAGAGCTTTGTGTCAAATCCGCAGGGTTCATCAAATCAAGTTTTTTGCTAACAACATCGAGCATTTTCCCTGTTACTTCCCTCTGCTTTTCTCCCTGCGCCTCGATGGTTTTCCTCATCTCCCCTTGTTTCAGGTGTTCAACATAGCGGTCATAGTCAGCCGCACGTTCCCGCCAGCGGTATCGCGCCGCCCAGCCCCGCCACACATTGTATTTTTTTGCTTGCAAGGCACTGTCTTTTTCAACAGTTTCAACCGCCTTGCGGATGCTCCTTTCAAGTCCGCAGTCGCGGAAAGCGCAAAACGCCGCAAATGCCTTCTCGCCTTCCCCAACAAGCCGTTCCCAACTCTCAAAAGGCATGACAGAGGATGAAGCCGATTTAGGCCAAGCTTCTTCTACGGTCTTTTCTGTTTCCGTCATCCTTCTGCCCCGCTTTTATTCGCTTCGTCAAACTGTTCCCCTTCCGGCTTTTCATTCGCCGCCACCGCAAGCCCCGCCTTCCGGCTTTCCATCCATGTTTCAATTTCAGAAGGCTTAAAGCGCAATGCCTTGTTTAGCTTGTGGAAAGGTATTTCCCCATGCTCCACATAGCGGTAAATCGTCCCAACCGAAACTTGCACCAAAGCGGCAACTTCCTTGATTTTCCAAAAGGTTTCCATGCTCACCCCGTTTCCTTGTTAAATTGTCTCAAAGCCGAAAGCATTTGTAATTGGGTATAATGTGTCATTTTTCCGGCTTTCAATGTTTTTTGGTTACGAAAAAGCCCCTTTTCTTGCCATGCAATAATAGACAGGTTTCATAGCCAGTCATTAACGGTGAAGGGGGGGAAGCAAGCGGCGCGAATTTTGAAAGCAAAGGGGCAAAACCAGACCCGCCCGGCTCGCTATCTCGCAATAAATCCGCCGCAGTTTTCCGGCAAGCGTCGCCTTTACTCGGCAGGTGCGGCTATGAATTTTGTTGCCAATGTCAGGCTTTGGACAAAAAAAAGCCCCCGCCGCAGAAAGACAGCAGGGGCAATTGGCATGGATTGAAAACTAGGCTTGTTTCCGTTCCAATTCGTTTTCTTCGATGGGAAAAGCCAGGACATTAACGCCCTTCCCCGCGCCGTCAGGTTCTTTTTCCGGCTTTTTGTTTTCAGGTTGCAGTAGCGCATCTTGTACCTGTTTAGCCTTCGCAAATTCAGAAGGGTCAAAATGGCAATACATTTCCGTCATCCTTTCGCTTTTATGCCCGGTTACCGCCTGCGCCTGGGTAACGGTAAGCCCGGCTTTTAGCATCTCCGTATTGAAGAAGTGCCGCCATGCGTGTAGATGTAATTTTCGCTCCGCTATCTCCGCTTCGGAAATTCCGATATTCGTCAAAGCTTTGTGGAATTTCCGGTACATCATATGCCTGTCAATGGGCTTGCCCCCGCCGTCAGTAGAAAACAGAAAGCCTTCCCCATTTGTCTTTTTTAATTCCTTTAGGGCATCAATCACCGCAGACGGCACAGGTATATTATGCTTATCTTTTGTTTTTGTGGGACGGTAGCCGTATTGGTCATGCTGCATACACAGATAAATATGCTCATCGTAGACATAGCAGCCTTTAAGCCCCACAATTTCATTAGCCCTCATTCCAGTTACGGCAGCCAATAGGTTTGCCGTATATGCAAGCCTGTCATCTTCCCACACTGTCTGCCAATCTCCCACAAAAAGTTTTTTGAATTCTTCCGGTGTAATAATCCGTATCTCCTTTCGGTCGTTAATAAGCTTTTCCATTTTTTCAATGGGGTTCCTGTTTATAACCCCCCGGTCTACCGCCTCAATCATCATGGTTTTCAAGGTTCCGAAATGCCCGTTGATTGTCGTGTTTTTATAGCCCTTTTTTTGTTGCGAATCCAAAAACGCCTCTACATCGTTTTTGGTAATTTGGTCCATCCTCATTTTCCCGAAAAAAGGCAGGAGCAATTTTTCGACATTCCATTTAGCAAGGTCGGCGTAGCCCTTGGTAATCCTGGACCGCTTGCGCCGCTTCTTTAGGTACTCGCAAGTATCCCATTCCCACCAGCCTTTTGCATATTCGGCAAAAGTAGGGGTATAGTTTTTTTTCTGGACTAATGCCCCCTCCCTCAAAAGCTTGTTACAAAACAGCCGCGCCGCCGTCATAGTAGTCTCCCCGGTGGACTTGCCATTTAGCCTCTTGCCGTTTTCGTCATAGGCATAGTAATAAACAACCCGTTTCCCCGAAGGGATAACCCGAAAATAAAGAGTGAAGTCGTTATGAAGCCTCATAATACCCTCTTTTTGGGGAAATGATGTCATTAGTGAAGACACCAAAATTTCCCCTTTTTTAGCACACTTGGAAAGCAA